CCACTGGCGGGTTTTTGCTTATCATAATCATAAGGTCAGCTTCCGCTGCCTTACCCGTCCGACTGCCTTCCATCATGGCCTGATTGAGCACGACCTTACCTTCTGCCTCTGCACTAAGCTGAGACATATAGAAGATAGCACAGTTGTATGCTTTGGCAATCTGCCGAGCATGAATAGCATTGGCCTTCAGCGCCTCATCAAGACGGGCATAGCCGCCCATCTGTGCAAACTTGTCACCCATGTCGAGCACTACAATGTCGGGCTTGTAGGACTTACACACGCTCTCTACCCATGACATGTTACGGCCACTGCTTTCCTTGAACTTAACCAGATGCCGTATCTTGTCATACGTAGCCATCGCACTCTCTTTGTTACGTGCAATCTCATACTTGTCTGCACCTACAGCGGCAGTGATATAACGCTGCACGACACGGTGATAACCTTCCTCATTGCACAGCACTACGCACTTGGCACCCTGCCATGCAAACCCGTTAGGGCCAGCGATGAGAGAGGCATGGAACGATGTCTTGCCAGTGTTGGGACGAGCACCAACCTCAACAAGATGCCCACCATTGACGCCCTCTACCCTCCGTGTGAGCGATGGAATATTGAACGTCCACTTAGCTTCCAGATCATTGAGAGAAAGAACAGTATCAAGTGATGTATCTTCCCATTCTACATTCATTGAAGGGATAAAGTCATCCCCGTATTGTTCCAGCATCTTACGCAGAGGCTCAAGGCTGGACTGCGAACCATTCACATAGTCGAATCCAAGATTGGCAATGTCCTCACCAACGGATTGCTGGAACAGTTTCGATAGAACTTCCTGTGCTACGTCATTGCCCATAGGCTTCTCACGTTTCACTTGAGCAAACAGAGAACTGTATGCCTGCTTCTGTGCCGTTGTCATGGTCGGATTGTTCGCCATGAACAGTGCCTCTACCTCATCGGGAGTGAGTGTCCGATTGTAACGATCCATAGCGGCGTCGATAGTCTGCTTGATCTTGCGGACATCTTTGCTGAACAGGCGATCAGGGCAACGCAGCCCACGATGATCTTCGTAAAACGTTTTGTCCATCAAGCTACGAACAAGAGAGAGTTCCATGTTAGTCTCCAAGTGTTGAGAGATTGTGAAGGTCAGCCGGATTGCGATACTTCAAGTCATCAGTCAGTCGTAACACCTTGACATCATTTACGTATCCACGTAACTCCTTTGCGAATTGCAGTGTCTTAGGTAGTGCGTCAGGGTCAAGTGCCACAACGGCAGTAGAGTATTGAGCGAGATACTTCTTGTGTCCATCAGACAATGATGTGCCGAGTATGGCAACACCAGTGTATCTGTCATCACCAATGACGGCAGCACTCACGCAGTCCTCTACAACCACAGCCGTCTTACCACTACCATGTGTGTAAGGCAAGCTGCCTTTGCCGTATCGTTTCCACTTAGGCAAACGATGGGTGAGTGATCGACCAGTAGCATCGACCATCACCCTACCCTGCATCACTGGAAACACGACACGACTTTCTTTCACATCATACAACAGACCCAATGCATTCGCATCAAGCTGCCATTGCTTGCAGTATGCAGCGATAGCTTTGTTGTCCTTCACAACCCATTCAGGCTTTTCAAATGCAACAGTCTCAGTCTCACGTGCAGACGAGCCGAGATTATTGCGAATGTCAGATGCGGATAGTTGCACTCGCTTGCCACCACTGACATTGCAACTTGCTTTGTAGCAATTCCATACCAGTGAACCCATGTTGTTCGTGACAGTGAACGTCTTCTGCCCACCACAGACAGGGCAGTTCATGCGTTTGGTTTCACCAGCACTGAGTGTCAGTGAGTCTAGCAGCGATTGCAGGTTCATACTTGCATTCCCGTATCAAGCTTGACCGTTACGTTACGTGTGGTCAAGGCATTGTTTGCACTATCGAATGTGTGTTTCATGTAAGGCTTTACAGACACGATGCTATTGTGCCCAGTCACCGACATGATCTGTGGCAGTGGCACACCACTGTCCACCATCTGTGTTACTCCTGTCCTACGCAAGTCCATCATACGTAGATCGTCGGGCAGTCCAGCTTCCTGCATTACCCGTCTACCTATAATGGACAGTTGAACCAGTCTATATGGGTGGTATGCACCTTTGGACGGTATGTGATGCGGTGCCACATACTTCTGAAAGCCAAAGTCTTTCTTCTGTTCAGCCAGCATGTCGGCCAGATCGTTAGAGATTGGAAGGTATACTTTAGCACGACGCTTGCTCTGTTCAAGAGTCAATTGTTTGACATGCAGATCAACGTCGTCCCATGTAAGCATACGCATATCACCCAATCGCTGACACCATTCGTATGCCATCTGCACGATCAACCCTATACTGCGCCACTCAAAGCGAGTGTATGCAGTGTTGAGGAACGTGATGACATGTTCGTGTTCCCATACTGTAGTGCGCTGCACTGGACGTTTGCGTTTGATCTTACGGAACGGATTGACTTCCGCCTCTTCCATCGTGATCGCATAGTTGAACACACGACTAGCTGCGGTAGCTACGTGATTAGCGAACTGCACACCACGCTTCACCCACTCTTCATACAGTTGCTTGGCAGTCTTGCTGGACACATTCCTGTAAGGCTTGCTGCCAATTGCACTGCACAATTCAGATAGACAGTAGCGATAGTCGTTCTTTGCTTTGTCACACAGCGTTTGATAGTCGTTGGACTGGTAGTAATACTGCACCAGTTCTTCAACTGTGCTATTACATTTCAACTGTGTGCGTAGGTTCTCTTCCACATACTCATCAATGCGCTTGTTCAGTTCGGCTGCTGCCTTACGCATCTCCTTTGCATTGCTCGGCAACTCCATGCGTTGCACAACACCAGCATCCACCCACTTCTTTGTGGGATTGTAACGAAAGGAAATGTCGCCCGAAGGCGACACTCTCTTTTGCACAAAGCGTGGAAACTTATCTATCATGCGGCTTGCAACTCCTTAAAACGTTTGTCGCTGATCCAGCTATTCACTTCCTGCTCACGACCCCACATGCTGATAGCCTGTGTGTCATTGCCAGTAGTGCGAAGCTTGAACCCGTTACGATCATCGGCATACGATGCGTAGTTGGTGAACGCACTGTAAAGTGCCCACTTGTTATGCCCACGGACACTAGCCTCTTGCATATACAGGCCATACATCTGCTCAGCCTTACGCTTGCTGGCAATCATCTCTTCAAGCAGAGACAGGACATTGACGAAACGCAGATCAGTCTCAGCCCATACCTGCATCTCACTGGCCTGCTTGTAGAAGTCTACCTTAGCACGGTGCAGTTCAGAGATGAAGCTATCCAGCGTGAAGTTGGATGTGTTCTTGCGCTTCACCTTATCGTAGTCACCACGGATCATGCCATTGGTGCAGAAGAAGTCGATGGCACCAAAGTAAACTTGATTGCTGCACGAACCATCAATGCCATGAAAGCTGATGATGCGCTGAGCAACCTCAGTCTCGTGCTTGTTGGTGCGAATGTAGCTGGTGGTAGCAGGCAGCGTGATGTCGAGCATGGTCCATGCACCTTTGTGTGCAGTGCGCCATTTCATTTTGGCAGTGGCAAGCTGCTCATTGCCAAGCTCGTCAGACAGTGTGCTGACAACGTTGCGATAGAAGTCACCGTGCGATGCACATGTGAACTTGCTACCTACGATGCCAAGATACTCGCCAGTGTTGGCGTTGATGACATACTTCTTGTCAGCAACTTTGGTGTCCTCATAGGCAACGGCAAAGTCAAGATCGGCAGGGATCAGATCGAAGGGCATGGTGTGTCTCCTGTGTTTCGGTATGGTGAGAATGGCATAGTCACACTAGCAGTGCAACCACAAACTAGATGACGAACGTATACTCTTTCGGTTGTGTTGCAGGGATGCCACACTGAGCAGCCCACCAGTCAGGTTCAGATCGTCCTTTGTTCCAACGTGCGAAGCTTGCTTTGTCAGCACGATAGAAGGCACGGTATGCATTGACAGGCCAATACTCATCCGTCTTGCACTCATCGTGTGTGCCAAAGCACTGAGGCGGTCGAGTGTAGGGGCCTTCGGGTATTTGCATGGCACCGCTGATGATCGCATTGAGATGCTTGGCTGCACCATGCACCTTACCAAAGCGATGTGTGTATTCTATGAGCATGTTGTTGTATAGCGACACAGCCCACAGATAGTTAGCACGTGTAGCCTGAGACCACAGTGTGCAGGGATGCTTCTGGTGGGCAGGTTTATACAATGCGTATGTGGCTGCATAGGAAGGCGCGTGGTGCCATAGTGCAGTGCAAAGCATCTGTGCCTCTTCCAAAGGCATCTTGACGATGTGCTGGTCACACAGAGCCTCTGCGATGCGGTGCGGCAAGTTGTCTACGATGAAGCGGTTCATGTGTCTCTCCTGATTAAGTCCAACATTGGACTAAGCTACCACTTACTCTCACGCACTTTCCAATACACCCAACATTCCAAGCAGTGACCTGTGCCTAACAGGCTGTCAATCAACCACACGATGTTCGGTCTATTGTTCTTACGCCAGTGCCAGTTGCGAGCACTGAACGTCTGATTGCTTGCTCCCCCTGTGATTACGTTGAACAGGACTGACAGTGCCAGCCCTACACGATGAAGGTATCCACCTACCTTAATGAACAGCAAGCGGACCGTCATGGATATACGGGTAGTCTGCGTATTCATCTGACTCAAACTCCGATACCATGAGCAGTTCGATATGCACTGCCTCTGGATACGAATGCCGTGCAAGCATCATGACAAGCAGGGTGGCTGACTTCCAGTCATTGACTGTGGGATAGGTGTCATCGACTTTAATAGCACTCTTGATGCCATCAATTTCGAGTGTCACTTCATACGCTCTTACGTTCATGCTGTCACCTCTGACATGTGGATAGTGGAGTGAGTGTATACGTTATGTGCCATGCTTTCAGGGATGTCAATCACCTTCCATCCCCAACTGCAACAAGCATACAGCTGTTTCATCTCTGTGTCATACACAAGATTGCCGACAGATAAACTTGTCGCACCTTTACGGATACGAGTGTAACGATGCTCAGGCTTCTGAGGATAACCGTTGCCTGAATCAAACACTTGCTCAACGGCATCAGCATAGGCAAGTGCCGTAAGCTTATACAGATTGCAACGTGCTGCATCATCTGCAATTGCCTGAGCATTTGTTTTAGACATACTAATTGTCCGAAGTAATGCCTCCTTCCATCCTGCATATGTGCAATTACGATTGATAGAATCAGTCATCTCATCCGTTAGGACAGGCTGATAAACAAGATACAGTTTCATGTCAGTGCCTCACTGTTGTGGTTACGGATACGAAGTCATTGTCCTTGTAGGCATACTCTGTTAATAGTTGAGCAGCATCCCACATGAACTCCACCCAATCTAGTTCTGTGTCATTGTAAGTGACAGTGATTGTGGTGAACTCATCTACTCGTAGCTTCAACGTGTGTGATTTGTTTTCATTCATTCTTCATCATCCACATCTTCCATATAGTAGCTGATTACACCATCCACGATCTCGCGGCGGATGACAGCGATGCGATTTTCGTCAGCCATTGTGTCTGCTACTTCTCTTGAGGCATACCACCCAAAAGGTCCATTTTTATAATCATTGCACCAATGCACCTGCTTCACAGGCTCAGGCTTGATACGCCAGATGCCAATATTCCACTCAGGATAATACCCATCATCGTCTAAGCTGAAATCTTCCCACTCGTTCTCATTCGCCCACCACTCCTGAAGGGTCAGACCATTATTCCACGCAAGTAACAACAAGCCTTTCATGTTGTCGTCAAGTTCGTTCCAGCTTTTCTTGCCAGTGTTCTCGAAGATCATGTCACATACTCCGCTGCATTTGCTTGACCTTACGTGCTTGCTTACGTGCAAGCTTCCAATTGTCATTGTGTTTCGTTTGCTTAGGTCCAACATTGGACTTAACAAACTTAACGAAGTTCTTCATCTCGTAGCGCATTTTGTTTCTCCATCTGGCGATTGCGCTTGGCCTTATTGCCCTTCTTAGGCAGCACGACAAGAGGCGATTTGCGCTCTTGCAACATGGCTTTTGCCACTGGGTTGATAGGCTTTATCAATGGCACTTTCATTGCCCATACTCCGTTGCACTATAGTGAACCTGCCAGACACACGCTGCTTGTAAGCAGTCGTGTATCTGACAGCCACCAGTGGATCACTGAAGGTGCAGATATCCACACCTTCGTGACACACTACATATGTTACACTCACCCTGCAAAGTGACGCAGTTTGCGTCCAGCATTAACACGATTGGCAGGACGCTCACGATACACAGTGAGCTTGCCAAAGTGCATACCCGACATCTCAGTGCCACCAGCCCGCTTGAACCAGCCATTCGACTTGCTCTTGCGGAGACGGACAATGCCCTTCATGCCGAGCATGTTGAAGCGGAAGCCTTTGGTGCGGTCAGTGAGAGGCTTAGTTGCGAAGATAACGAACATGTCATGTTTCCTTTCAGTTGCAGTTACAGTGTGAGGACCAGATAGCATACGACGAACAGGCCGATCAAGCCAAGAACATCGACGATCATTTGTTTTATTTCAGAATGTGACATTATGGCAACACCAGTGAGATGTGATATCCGCCGATACCACTGATGAAGATACCGAAACCATCACCATCCTGATACACATACGGCCACAGGGCAGTGACTACGATTGCAACACATAGAAGCACAAGCATCGTAAGCTTGAACCATATGCGGTATAGCGCATTGAGCATTTGTTTCACTCCTCACAGGATTATTTCAGCATTAGCAGCACGAATAATGCTGTAGATTACATAGTCTTCCCGATCCATGTCTTCGATATAGAAGACAAT